CCTGCTGGCGATTCGTAAACACCGCCGATTCGCTGATCGTTGCTGGCATACTTACCGGTGATCCAGCCACTCGGCGGAACGGTCAGTGTCTCACTGGTGCCGAACACACTCGTCTGCGGGTTGGTGATCTTGATCCAGGGCCAGTAGATGGCACCGTACTCGGAATACTCCAAGATTGCGGCCGTCGTCTCCACGTACTCAATAACCTCCTGAGCCGTGTACCCTGGAGGACAATCCAGCACGCAAAAGATGGAACCGTTGCGGTGGACTTCCGCATAGTCCATCATACCCTTGTGAACTGCCGGTGTGTACACACCGGGGACGATTAGCAAGCTGCCCGTCGCCACCACATCGAAGCAGTACAGCCCTGTAGGCCCGGCTTCGTTCCCGAGATAGTCGGCATCGGCCAAGCCCGTGAGCCCGTCGTCACCACCCGTCATGTTCGCGCTGGTGCCGTTTACTGGTCTCTTGAGCAAGGCAGACAGAACCAAGCCCTGATCTGTCACGACAACCAGGTTGCTGCCGTAGTTTTCGTTGTTGACTATCGTCTCCACATACTGCGTGGACGTGTCATCCATGGTCAGATTGGGAAACGTTTCCTTGACTGCGCCATCCGAAAGCACCTTCAGATTGAACGATGCCGCCTCACCATTGCTGGCATTTTCGATCAGAATGGTGATCAGGTTTGCGTAGGCACCAGGTGTTTTGCCTTCCACGTACAGCGTGTCTTCCGGTGTCGCATCCGAACCGGTATGGACATCGTTATCCAGACCGAAGTCAACGGTGGAAGTACCGAGAACCTGGATGGTCGCCGCAATCCCCGTCGCCACCGTTTCGATACTCAACGCGCCCGTGCCGCCGATGACCACATCGACTGCCGCAGCATGCGCCGCCTCGATGACCGCCTCCGCCTCCAGTGCGGTAACGTTGTAGATGTCCGCCACGTTGCCAGTACCAGAAGATTTGGCAGTCGGGAAGATGAGGATTGGATTCAGCGTGCCGACTGTCGTCACCTGTATTCCAGCATCCGTACCCTTCTTATCCGTGTCGAGCTGGACCTGACCTCCGACCACTGTCGCCGCCGCACCGAGGATTTGACTGTTGATCAGGTTGGCGATGTCCAGAGCACTCGTCTCGCCGCTCACCGCCGTAATCGTTTGTTCACGGCCTCCGTTCGCGCCGTCCACCGTGATCCCCATCGTCTCGCCGCCAGTCAGCGCCGCAATCGGATAGACAGCGGCATCGGTAATCTGGCCGCCTGTTGCGTTGAACGTCGCCGCCACGCTACCGCCGCCGATGTCGATATCGATATGGTCGCCGGGGTCGAGGTGGAAGGGTTCTGTCTCTGTTCCTGGTCCCACCACTGCCGGGCTCGCCGCAGAACCGGCGTTCTGTAGCATGACAGAACCCTTGGTGGCTGTGTAGGTTGTTGGGTCAGTCAGGTCGGTAAAATGCACCGTTCGCGTAATCCACGCAAACGAACCGCCCTGCATGAAAAATCCGTGCACGGCCAGAGCCACCTGTGAATTCACAGTAAAGCCACCGTACACTTTCTTGTATTCGTCGAATGACGTAACAAGTGTTCTGTCAGCAATAGGCCCCCTCTCGGTGATGCCACACACCAACAGCACGGCGCTGGGGAGCGCAGTTATGGCCGGGATGTTTGGCTCTTCCTCAAGGATGACAACTTTGCTGGCTAACAGCTCAGTAGATGCCATTTTCTCTCTCCTTCTTAGTTACCGTCAGGGTTAATTTTTTTGGCTACCCTCTTTTTTCGCCAACGTTTTTTTCTTTTTCGATCCCGAGCCAAAGCCTTCGCTCTTAGGCTTCGCTGGAGCCTTTCCATCCGCCTCTGCTACCTTTTTCTTCAACTGCCTTACTGCGATCTGTCTTTTCTCTATTGCGCGCTGGATGTCTTTCAGCTCCAGCACCTCTTTGTAGGTCTCTACCATTTTACCGGACGGGATGTGCAGGGAAAAGGGATTTCCTTTTTTGCACAGACATTTCCCAATCTTCTTGCACACCGAATGTGGCAGCACGAAGATCTTAGACATCCGAGTTAAATTCTGTATACCAATCTGGTCCATTGCATCCTCCAAGCCTAGCCGCCTATTGTCATCGGCTGCACTTCTGTTGACGTTGCGTCTACTATCCATCCTCTTTCTATGATGTTACCAGCTTCCTCGTCGATATGCACGCCTCTGATTCGTACACCGGCCGATGCCGTAAAAAGATCGCTCGGGTTCGGCGTGTTGTTCACATCCACAGGAAATTCCCATGGCATTAATATTTCGTATTCTTTATAGGTGCCTGTCGGATTGACTGGATCGTCGCCAGGGTCGTCTGTCACTCGGACTTCCGTGACATCCCTGAACAGCAAGTGCGTGGATTGAATCAACCCATAAAGCTGCCGACTACTCTTGGCAACAATCTCCAGCACAAAGTCCATATCAACGGTTACCGGATATCGCCGCCTGTAGTACTGCGTGGGATCTCCGGGGTCTATCTCACCTTCTTCTCTATTGATACTATCAAATCTATTTATGGGCGTTCTCGGCCCAGTGAGGTACAACGCCGGCGCATCGGCGACAAGCCGCTGGTCGTCCAGCGCCGAGCTTGGAGCATCCCTGCTTACCGTGACATACACATGCGGGTGCACATGCCTCTTGAATACATGCTGCAAGGCCCTGATAACTCGCTGGAAATAGCTCTCTACAGCCAGAGACGGCCTATCCACATCGTACCCGTCAACCTCCGTCACATTCTCTCCGGGAATCTCCAGTCCGCTGTCGTCCAAATTGGCAACCCTTACGTCCAAAGACACAGGGTACGCTATGTCGTGTGGTCCGCGGTACTCTGGTACTCGCGCCAATATCATAGTGGCACTTGCGGAATACGCCCAAGCACTCTCCTGTCCTTCGAATTTTACGCTTACCGTCTTCTGCTGATCGCCGCCAAGGTATCCGGTGGACGGAGGTGGCGGAGGCAGCCTGAAATTGGTACCGCTGATCTTTATTATGTTATCGCCGCGAGTCAAACCGGTGTTCGGATCTATCGATGTTATGGTAGGCACTGCCATTTACGCCACCCTCCAACGCAACTTTCCGCGCTTGTATTGGCCTTCGATTTCATGCTGAAATCCTTTCGCCTTGCTGTTGGAGTCGGCGAGGACTTTCTTCAGCCCTGCTATCCTGACAACCTTGCCAAGTCCCATTTGATCCATGATCCTGACCTTTACCCTCGCCACGTTTCCTTTCTTCCATTGTGAGAAAGCCGGACGTAGATATGGCCTGGCAGGTATTCTGCCGTCCTTCGTTCCGAACTCATGTACTTCGGCAATGTTCGCTATCGGCTCGCCGTTTTTCATACCCGAGTTTTTGTGGACTCCCACGAAATACGCCTGTCCACCGAATAGCGGTTGAACGTTTATGCTTCTGATCAAGTCACCCTTATCGATAAGAGCCTTGGAGGATTTTTTTCTCTTCTTGGTCGCTTCGCTAATCGGCAGAAACTTCTTTCCGCCAGGCGCCTGCCTGCGAATGCCAGACACCATCATCCTTCTTAACAACTGGGCCTCTTGAGCCACGGAGCGGTTCACGTACCTGTCCATATTTTTCGCCCAGCCATTAAGGCGTTGCGATACGGCTTGTCTTCCTTCCATGACTATACGAACACCAAGCACTACTCGGTACCCTCCCTGTCATAATCACAATAAAGATAAAGCAAATTGGTCTTGGGCGTCCCGAAGGCGGCAAGGCCGTGACCTGCTCTGTCCCATTCTCTGACAAACATTCCTGGCGGGTCGTCAAAGACAATATCGATCTGACCCTTCAAGGTCTTGATGTCAATGATCTTGTCACCTCGCTTGAAAACAGGTTGCCCGTCTGCGTCCAGCAACCCCTTATTCTCCAGCTCCGGCCAATGCAGTGCGATAACAATATCCGCCTCTTTCTGTTCACCGCCCCTGGTCGAATCTATCTTCCCCCAAGTAGTCCTGTCTAGCTGGCATGTGAGAATATCCGCGTCATGGTATCGCGTAGAATCGCTTCCCTCCTGCGTGCCATCGTCCACGGGTATTTGCTCCTGAAAATCGTC